TCAAAGTTAAGTACAACACTGCTAGTCAAGCTACGGGAACCGTTAATAACGTTTTTGATATTTACCCTTGGCTGCAGTCTTACCTTGGCGCTTACTGTTCGGGCGGCAGTGGCAGCTATTCAATCCGTGTGGTGAGGGGTTGAGATGGCGCTTGTAGATGACATCTTTAAGTCCATACCGCTTGAGATCCTGACGGATTTTGGTCAGGACATCACGCTGGTCAAGACTGTCACGCCTCGCACCTACGATCCAAGCACTGGAGCTGTCACTGGTGCGGATACAACGGTAGTGACCAAAGGTTTTATCGGCAGCGTATCCAGTCGTGAATCTGACGGGTTGTATCAGACAACTGACGTAAAGGTCACTGTCAGCGGCGACGATCTGGACAATTACTACCCGACCCAGGCTGACCGCATTCGTTACACGCAGGGTGGAACAACACGTGAGGCCAAGATCTTGAATGTGACGACATATCGGGGTGAAGACCCACTTCTTCACATCATCATTGCGAGGCCGCAGTAATGGCAAGTAGACGTGACGATGTTAGAAATTTTCCCAAAGACCTTCGTGAGTCGATCAACTTGGTTTCTCGCTTTGCTGCGGTGGAGCTTATGAACGATCTTGCAGAAGCAGGGCCGGAGTGGACTGGCGAGTTCCAAGACAGTTGGATTGCGATCCCGATGGGCAAAGGAGCGTCCGGGTCAACAGGCGGTGGCTATCCGTACGACTTAGATGACGTTCCAAAATTGTCTACGTCAATCAAGGAAACAGCTCGCGTCAACAAATTCGAGATTGTAAATACAACGCCCTATGCACCGTATGCGCTTGATCTGGAGGAAGGCGTATTCAGGGGGAAAGGGAATCCAGCTGGTGAAGTTGTTAGAACAGGTTCGCGTCCTGTCCCTGGCCGTCGTGGAGACGTTTCTGGCAGTGGAGGAGCTAGGAGTACGGCAGAGCTGGACTGGTATAGCACTTATTTAAATGGTGGCGAAGCGCAAAAAGCTTTAGGAAGAGGCGTAACCTTTGGTTTTGAGGGCAGGCGATGAGGTATCAAGCAATTCGCGCCGCCATTGAAGGCCCAATCCAAACCGCATTTGGAGCGCTAAGCCCTGCAGTCCCTGTGTTTTTCGACGGGATCACCGCAGCACCTGCCAACGCAACTACGGAGTACGTTCGAGTCAACGTCAGCTTTGGTTTAACCACAGAGGTAACACTGACGGATAATCTTGATTTTGCTCGTGGCAGTGTAGTTATTCGTGTTTACAGCGAGAAAGGAAAAGGCCCTGTGAGAAATCAAACTTTATTGGATACTGCAGTAACGACTCTTACGGGCTTGTCGGCGTCCACGCGAGACGATTCAGGCATTTATCTACGCCCTGGAGCGATCAACGGACCAACATTTTCAGCAACAGAAGGAAGTCCGCACTTTGTGGGACGAATCGATACGTCGTTTACGGCAGAGGATCAGGATTAGATGTTTTGTTGCCTACGCGCTAAGCTGTATATGTCCGGGTTCCGCCCGTAAAGTCCACCATTCTCCGTTTTACGAATGGCTACCGTCCTTTCGGGCACCTCTGGAGCCCTTTATTACAAGCCTGCTGGCACCAAAGATGACCAGCTTGCGGCCACTGCTTTTCCGAGCAGCGGTTCCGACATCACTGTTGGCACCTACCTGAACTTTAAGGTCAACGATCAAGTCACCCTGGCTTATCCAACTGGTGCCACCACCACTAATGCGATTGCTGCTGGTGATTATTACGTTCTGACCTACACCGCCAGCACTGGCGTGATGACTCTTAGTTCCACCGAAGGTGGTTCTGCGGTCACTGCTACTGCTCAGCCTTCTGGCTTTGGCACAGAAAAAGCAAGCATCAGCTTCAAGTCGTTCCAGTCAGTGGCAAACGTCCGCTCCTGGTCGTTTGAGGTGACTCGGGAAGAAATCGACGTTACCAGCATCGGTGGAACGCTTGCTCAAAGCGCTCCGTTCCGTACCTTCATCTCTGGTTTCGCAGATGGTTCCGGTTCTGCTGAGGTGTATTTCACCGATGACGACACGGGCATCTCTTCTCGCTTGATTGAAGACGTTACCCAGCGCAATCAAGCTGGTGCAACTTTCAAGCTGTATATGGATGCGGTTGTGTCCTCTGGAACGGTTAATGACACAACCAGCCGTTCCATCGAGCTTGAGGCTGTGCTGACTTCAGCTAGCTACGCCGTCTCCCCAGATGACGCTCAAACTGTGTCTATCAGCTTCCGTCCGACAAGTGCTCCTACGTTCGACTTCGATAAGAGCTGATCAACGAATAGCGACGAAGCTCCCGGCATTTGTCGGGGGCTTTTTTAATGCTAGTGTAGTAGCACAATCAATCAACTTTTTATGGCACTCCGCGCCATTGATCGCCTCAAGAAAGCTGCAAATCTGGAGCCGGTCAAAAAGACAGTTGAGTTGTCGGACGGCACTGAGTTTGAAATGTGGGTTGCGCCACTGACGATGGCAGAGCGTGAGCGTGCTCAAAAGCGTGCTGGATCGGATGATGCCAACGCATTTGCGCTCCAGCTGTTGATTGCAAAAGCTCAGGATGAGATGGGCAAGGCTTTGTTTCTTGCTGGCGAGATTGACGTTCTAAAGAATGAAGTCAAGGACAAGGATCTTCAGTCTTTGATGCTGGCAATTTTGTCCGACAAGGAAGACGAAGAGGCTATCGACCCAAAATCCTGAGCGCTGAGCTTCGGAAGGACAGCTGGATGATGCTGCAATTTGGCATTGCCAAAGAGCTGGGCATGAGCCTGACGAAGCTTAGAGAAACGATGACCCCAGAAGAAATCATCGGTTGGAGCGCGTATTTTCAGGTTCTTAACGAGGACCAAGAGAAAGAGATCGCCAAGGCTCGCAGGCGCAGGTAGAGTGAAAAAACAGGTTCGAGATGATCCGTGGCGCTGTCCTATTCAGCTACCATTCAGGTTCGGCTGGAGGCCGCTGCGGCTCTCAAACAAGCTGACCAGCTGGTTGCCAAGATCAATAAAGACTTTGGCAGACTCGGAAGAGAGCTTGCCAAGAAGGGTCCAGTTGACTCAATAATCCAGCAAAACGACGCCTTAGTAGAGCAATTACAAATTCAGAGGCGAGCGCAAAGCTCTAGTAAGGCTGCAATAAGGGATGCAGACCGAGAAATCAAGCGAAGAGCACGATTAAACGCAGCACTGGAGCGCCAAGCCAATCTTAAAAAAGCTCTTGAGCGTGCTGGCGTCAGGGAGGGCACTGGAAGGGGAAATCAAGTTAGAGACGCTCTGGAGGCGGCAAAAGTAAACAAGGAAGACCTTGGAATCCAACAAGCTATTAACGCTGAGCTAGAAAAAATCCTTCAAACTCAAAGAGAGATCAATCGTACTGATCTTGCACAGGCAAAGATTGCAGCAAAAAATGCTGTTGGTAAGTCTTATGACCAGCGCGTGAAAGCGCTGGAAAATGTAGGCGCTTCTCAGGATGCTCTACTGAAAATTGAGCAAATAAGAGGCAGGCTTAGCGAACAGAACGCTAGGAAGCAGACGGATCTGGCGCGGCAGACCACATTCGAGCTGGAAGAACAGTTAAAAGCTTTAGAGGCAATCAATGCTGAAGCTTTAAAAGCAGCAAAAACAGGCGGAGGATCGTCAACGGGCACGGGCGCAGGAACTGGTCGAAGCAGACTTGGCAACATTGCTCAAGGTGCAATTCTTGGTGGCGGTTTTCCCCTACTTTTTGGCGGTCCAAGCTTTTCTGCTGCTGGCGGCTTGCTTGGTGGTGGTATTGGCGGAGGTATTGGCACGACAGGAAAGTTTGGCTTTGCTGGAGGTATTGCAGGCTCAGTAATTGGTGGAATTTTTGATTCAGTCGTTAAAGCAGCTCTTGAGCTAGGAAAAGCTCTGGAGAATCCGACCAAAAATCTGCAAGCACTTGCTGACCAGCTGCCAATTTCTGGTACGGCAACTAAAGGTTTAATTGAACAGCTAGAAGAAGCTGGGCTTAGTTCTGTTGCAGCATCTCTTGCTTTAAGCGCATTGGATAAAGAGTTAGAAGCGCTTGGTCTTAATGATGAGGATATTAAGGAGTTCAGAAAACAAACGCAAGAATTTGACAATGCTTTCAAGAAATTAAAGCTTGCCTCATCCGCACTTGCTTCTGAGGGTCTTATTAACTTCATGACCTTGCTAACAAGGTTAGCGACTGCTTTTAAGGAAAACAAAGACGGTATTGTGCAGGGAATAAGGGCTCTCGGTGGGCTTGTTATTGGAGATGACCGGGCAATTGGTGAAAAATTGGGAATGGGTCCAACTACTGCAGTTCCGCCTGGACCTTTAGCTCCTGTTACTGGCGGTTCGTTAGCTAGAGCCGCGACAGAGGTTAAACCACTTCAAACTGAACAAGAGCTAAGAGCGCAACGAGTTCTTGCAGATCTTGCGAGGCGTGAAGTTAAGTTTGCCACTGACGCAGCAGCTATCGAACGAAACAGGCTGGGGTTGATCCGAGGTCGTCTCGCGGAGGCTAATGCGATCGTAGATATTGATAAGGCTCGGTTTAATCTCATAAAAGCACAATTAAATTTTGACACCGAGACAAATGGTGCATTAAAGGAGCAGCTTCGAATCAAGAGAGATATTGCGCAAGCTGAGCTAAATCAAGCAATAGCCGCCAAAGACAATGCAACAATCCTGAGGATTCAGGCAGATGCTGCATTCGATCTGGAACGTCGGATGGTGCGCCAAGCGGAAGCGATGAAAGATTTACAAGCGGGTACTGCAGCACAGCAAGCTGTGCGCGCAACAAGCCCCTTCCAGAATGAAAGCTTCCTCCTCAATCCATTTTTTGGTAGTGGCAACCAGCTTCAATCAGAGCAAACCCTAAGGTTTACTGAAACGCTAAAATTGATGAATGCGGAGCTGGCCAATGTCAACAAAAACATTGAGCTCGGGACGCTTCTAAATGATGAGGACAAGCGAGCGCTAGAAGACAAGCGAATCGAGCTTGAAAATAACATTGCTCGTTACAAGGAATATCAACCAGCGATTGATGAAGCGGCTCTTGCCCAGGCTCGTTTCAACGAAGCTCTGGCTATTACTACTCCGATAACAAATGATTTATTTGACAGCATAACTTCTGTTGTTCAAGGAACAAAGACTGCAGAACAAGCGTTTGCCGACTTCCTGAAAGGCATTGCATCAATGCTGGCTGATGCTGCTAAGCAGATTATTGCAACGTACATCGCAATCGGTATTGCTCGCTTGTTTGCGGGTGTTCCAGCTGGAGGGGGAGGCACAACACCGCCAACTACGATGCCTGATGCAGTCAGTCTTATTGCAGGCAAAGGAGCGGCAATAGGCCAAAACGGAGTTATTCCGTTTGCAAAAGGCGGCATAGTCAACAAGCCGTCTTTGTTCCGTTTTGGAAGTGGTGGATCTGGAAAATTTGGTCTTATGGGCGAGGCTGGCCCAGAGGCAATTATGCCTTTACGCAGAGGCCCTGGCGGTGTTCTTGGGGTTGAGGCTCATGGAGGCGGTGGCGGTAACATAACCGTGAACGTTGATGCTTCTGGATCGTCTGTTGAAGGTAACGGTGAAGAGGCTGCACAACTCGGCAAAGCTATCGGGGTTGCGGTACAACAGGAGTTGATCAAACAGAAACGTCCTGGAGGCTTGCTTGCTTAATGGCTGACTTCCCCGACTTTGACCCCGCACCGGGGATGACCAAATCGAGCGCACCAGCTACTAAAAAGGTGCAGTTCGGTGACGGCTATGAAACCCGAATTTTGTTTGGTTTAAACCAAAATCCAAAGACCTACAGGCTGACGTTCAGGGTTTCTGAGTCTGAGTCGGACACGATTGAAGCTTTCTTGGACGCTCGCGCTGCTGACTCTGCCAGCTTTACTTACACACCTCCTGGAGAGTCGAGCGCATCGAATTTTGTTTGCGAGTCTTGGACTAAAACGATTCCTTTTGTGGATCGTGCCGAGATTCAAGCAACGTTCCGTCAAGTCTTTGAACCGTAATGGCAGTTTCAGCATGGGCCGCCAGCACTGCATTTGCTGTCGGTGACATACGCAGAGCAACCACTGCTCAGGCGACTGGCTTGTGGTTTCGCTGTACGACTGCTGGAACGTCAGGCGGTAGCGAGCCAAACTGGCCGACTGAAAGCGGAAATACCACCACCGACAACACTGTTGTTTGGACAGGTTTTCCCAGCGTTTACGAAGAGCTAAGCGTCTTCAACCCCAGCGCAATTATCGAGCTGTTTGAGCTGCGCTTGGACAACAACCTGCACGGCAGTTCTGACATTTTGCGCTGGCACCCAGGAGTCAACGAACAGGTAACCGGAAACATTGTTTGGAACGGGGAGACCTACCAGCGCGTTCCGGTTAAGGCCGAAGGCTTTGAGTACAAGAACAGTGGAACGCTGCCTCGTCCGACGCTGACTGTTGACAACACAACCAGCTTGATTACAGGTCTGCTTCTTTTGGTTAATGCCACAACGGTCGGTAATGATCTTGCAGGCGCGGAAGTTCGTCGTATCCGTACTCTCAAGAAGTTTCTTGATGCTGCGAATTTTGCATCAGGAAACAGCGATGCTGATCCTTACGCTGCGTTTCCAGAAGAGCGGTGGTTTATCGATCGTAAGGCTGCTGAAAACCGCAAAATCGTTTCTTTTGAGCTAGCAAGCAAATTTGACGTAGCTGGTCAGAAACTTCCTAAGCGCCAGTGTGTTGCCAACATCTGCCAGTGGGAATATCGCAGCAGCGAATGCGGTTACACCGGCAGTAACTTTTTTGACGTGAACGATAACGCTGCAGCCAGCCTTGCTCAGGACCGTTGTGGCAAGCGTCTTAGTTCTTGCAAGCTGCGGTTTGGCGAAAACGATCCGTTGCCGTTTGGATCATTCCCGAGCGTTGGTCTAAGCCAATGACGCTGCCACCGACTATTAAAGAGCAGATCCTGCAGCACGCACAGGCTGAGCAGCCAAAGGAGTGCTGTGGACTGGTTTGCGTGGTTAAGGGGCGTCGTCGCTATTTTCCTTGTCGCAACTTAGCTGCAACGCCAGACGAGCATTTTGTGATGGACCCGGTTGACTATGCCGATGCTGAAGACAAGGGCCAAGTCGTTGCCGTTATCCATTCACACCCAACGATGAATCCCAAGCCATCAGAGGCTGATCTCGTTGCTTGTGAAAAAACTGGCGTTCCATGGCACATCATCAACCCGTTGACGGAGGAATGGGGGTACTGCGAGCCGTCTGGGTACGAGCTGCCTTATGTAGGCAGGGTGTTTGCCCATGGCGTGGTCGATTGCTACAGCCTTTGCCGTGATTGGTACGCAAGGGAATGGGGCTTGCAGCTGAGGGATTATGACCGTCGAGACCAGTGGTGGGAGCAAGGTGAAAATCTGTACCTAGACAATTTTCAGAAAGAAGGCTTTCGTCAGATCCCGATTGGAGAGCTGCAACGCGGTGATGCGTTGTTAATGCAGCTAGCTTCTCCCGTTCCAAATCATGCAGCGGTTTACCTAGGGGATCAGCAGGTGCTGCATCATGTGCAGGGCAGGTTGTCTAGCCGCGATGTTTACGGCGGTTATTATTGGAAGAACACTGCCTGCGCCTTGAGGCATGAAAGTCGTTAAGGTCT